CTAGTTTGAAGTTATTCTTATTGTATACTCTTTTGAAAGAGTTATCTAGTTGAGCCCAAAGACCTACAGATAATCTTAAATCATCTGGACCATCTTGTCTAACTCTACCACCTTGTCCCCACATAAGGTAAGACTCAATGTCATTTGCTACTTTAGTTAAGTGAGCAGCTTCCATTTGAGTAAGGAAAGAACGAGAAAGATCACCATTATCAAATGCTCTCTTTACTTTATCTTTACCCATTACTTTAACCATATCATCTAATGATGTTACAGAAGGATCCATATTGTCTCCAGACGTTCTCCAGATCTCAGTTACTGGTACAGTACCATCAGCATTCATTCCACCTTTGATCATAAGATCAGCTCTAGAAGAAACTGAATAATGAACATGTGCTTCTGCTCCACCTACATAGTTGTAGAATTCACGGAAACCAGTTCCTGTAGTAATATCAGAGAATCGCTCACCATATTCACCTCTAGCAGAACCTTTTCTAAAGTACTTAGTTCCACTTGCTAAATAAGCAATGTCAAATACAGCTGAATTATTATTGTTTACCATTTGTACAGTATAAACAAAACCGTCACCCATTGGAAGAATATCTTCATCAGTGATGTAAAGTTCAGTACCATTGTACTTGTCATATGTAATGATGTCACCATGACCAAATTCTCTTCTGCTTAATTTGATACGGAATGTTTGACCATCTGCACCTCTTGTAGTTGCATTTTCTGCTCCTTGATCCATATCCTCAATAATATAAGGAAGATCTCTTGAGACTGGAGTTTGCCATTTATACTCTCCGCGAGCATTGTCTACTTCAATTACATTTTTCCCACCAAAGCTAGACATTTGATAAAGGGGCATTTCTACCTTTTGGGACATAGCCCATAGGTCCACAGGACCAAGGTCCATAGGTTCTGCATCTTTAAGCATGTTAACCAAGTGATAAGAATCTACGTGTGAACTTGCATTGTAAGCTGTATCCCGTAGAAAGATACCATTGTTTAATACTGGAGTTGCCATTATTTATTTATTTATTTATTTGTTTACTAATTAAAAACGTTTAAACATATTGTTTTTACGTTGTACTGTTGGTTTTTTAGTTGTTCTTCTTGTATTAGCATTACTACTAGATATTCCAGAAGAACTTGTATTTTTTTGTGACTGAGCAGTTTTTAATTGTCTTACTGTTTTTTCAACAGCTGCTTTACTACCAAGACTTTTTACTTTATTTTTATATCCTTGTGGATCTGAAAGTAACCATAATGCTTCAGCAATAAGGTCATGTCTAGGTTCTACAAACTGATATTTTTCAAGCAGGTGTCCTAATAAATTTGTAGGTTTGCCTGATATAGAAGGATAACTTGGATGAACTAATCCAGAGTATAAATGATTCTGAACCTTTTTGTCTAATATAATATCTCCTAACTGACCTTGTGAAAGAGTATGATATACATTATCCATATATACTGATGCAGCTTCTTCTTGTTGAGCTTTTTTATGTTCTTGCTCTGCAAGTTGTTGAGCAACTATTTGCTCTTGCATTCTATCCAACTTTGGTTTAAATTGTTTTGCCTTTTTTCCAAGTTTTTCAATATCATGCCAAGTTTCTATTTCTTCTTGAATTTCTTCTGGTGTACCAAAATTAGTAGCAGTTAAATATTGTCTAGCAATTTCTGCTTGATGATTTTCATTTTCAGGATCAAGTTCAATAATTTCTTCTACATGAGAAAGAGTTCTAAATAATCCTTTTAAATCTGTACCACCATCTGCAACATATTTTGCTGCTACCTGAAGTTCTTGCGGAAGTGAATTAAAAAACTCTTTAGGAGTATCTTGTCTAATCTTAGTTTCTCTTTCCTGAAAGTTAGCTTCAAATAATTCCCTAAAGTCTTTAGTAGTATATTCATCAAGTGGTTTATTATCATCAAAACCAAATAGCGTACCTTCTTCTATCATTTTAGAAGCTAGTTCTTGTAAACCACTTTTATCTGTTTTACGTCTACCAGATTTACTTTCTCCTGTTTCTTGTTCAGTAATTGCATCATCTAATTCAGCTAATGCTTCTTCAACTACAGAATCAGGTGTTGAATCAATTTTTTCTTGAGCACTAAGAGTTTCAGTGTCAGTTGTAGTTTCAGTCTTGTCAAGGAACGTTGTGTCTATATCTTTTGGTTTAGAAAAGAGATTAGACTTTTTTTCTTCTGGTTCAACCTCTTCTGCTGGTAGCATTACACTCTCAGCTCCAGGTTGGCCAAACATTTCATCAATATCTATATTTACTTCTTCTACCGTTGTAGAGTCTTTTACTTGAGTTTCCTCATTTAATTCTTCTGCCATGTGTCAGTTTTTGTTGGTTATTACTTTAATATACTAAAATAAATCTTAAAGATTTAAAATTACTTACAAACTTTTATTAAAAATTTTGCATTATATAGCTAAATTATTTTTTCTTCTTAGAATTTGAAGACTTAACATCATATTTATTTTTATTTTCTTTAGCTATTTGAAGTTGTTTATCAGCTATATCTCTTTGAGCTTGTATTTTTTGCTCTTCAATAGACATTTTTTGATTATGCTTCATCATATCATTACCTTGCTTTTCTCTTTGTATCTGTGTTTGCTGCTGATATTGTTCTGTTTTTCTAATGTTATCCATTTCATCTTTAAAATCAGATTGTTGATTTTGATTGATATCTTTCATAGCACCAAAACCAGAAGCTTTAATTTCTGCTATAAGTATATCTTTTTGTCTATCTTTATCTTTTTCTGCAGCTTCTGCATCAATTTTCATTTTTTCTATTTCTTGTTGCTGTTGTAATTGCTGTTCTTGCATTTGCTGTTGTTGCTGCATTTGTTCTTGTTGCTGTTTTTGTTGTTTTTCTTCAGCACCTTTCATAGCAGAATTAAGTTCAGCAATAGAATCTGATTGTACAACTTTTCCAAGATCATATATACTAGCTCCTGTAGTATTATTCTGCATAGCCATTTGTTTAAGTTGTTCTAATACAGCTCTATGATTTGCAGTTGTAGAAGCAAATATATTAAGATCTCTCATTAACATATCTGTACCATTAATTTCAAAATTTACTTTTTCATCAGCAGATGTTATGTAAGTTAATCTTGCAGATGGTTTAGTACTATGATAGTATTGAGCTAAATCAGTTCTCATTTGATGAACTCTAGGCATAAGATAATCACAGTGTTGTATAAAATATGTTTCTGTTTGAGCATATGAAGCATTAACAGCTTGCTCTACACCAGTAGCAGTTTGCTGTGATATTTGTTGACCCATTCTTTGAGGATTAACTCCAATAACTTCATAAGCTTGTTGTTTAAAATAATTTGACAGCTGTATTCTAGACATAAGTCTATTAGTCTGATCTAAATCAAGTTTTTGAAAATGTTGAAAATTTAATGCATTTTCTGTATTTGTAATAGAAGTGTCTAATGGAAGCATTTGAAAATCTTTCATAGCTACATAAGCTTTAGCCAAATTACCTTTACCCCAATCCTCACCTAATGAATGTTTAGGTAGGGTGTTTTGATCTAACATAATTACTGTACCTAATTCATCTACCAGTATATCGGCCATTTGATTATTTACAATATTATATCCAATTTGAAAAGGTTTCATAAGATCTACAAGAGCTGTAGATTTTGTATTCCTATCAGAAAAAACAGCACCTTCTACAGGAAGCTTGCAACCATATAGTGAATTATCTCCTTTAAATTGAAAACGTAAAGGTCCAGGTTTTGCTTTATCTATTCCAATATATATAGGACTCATTCCAGATGGATTATTCATTCCCCAATAACTTGGAATATTCGGCCCTATCTTAATACCACCCCATACTTCATTAATCCATATCCAATCTATATGCTCACCAAATACAATATTTTCTTTTGTTTTATTTTTAAATAATCTAGTATCATAAATAGGCTTATCAGTAACCTTATAATCTTCAGTTATTATTTCATTTAATACTTCACCTTGATCTGTAACTTTGGTAAGGTGACCAAGTTTTCTTTGCGACTTCCAATATACAGTACTAACTCTGAGTAAATATGCAGTACCTTCAGTTCGATAATCTTCACTTTGTGATAGTATTTGTTGTATAGTATCTGTACCTTCAACTATACCATCCCCCATAAAACTAGTATACTGCCTCATTGCTAAAGAAGGTCTTTGTGTATTCCAGTCATGAGACTGCGTACCATCATAAAAAGATCCATCATTTTGATAACCCCCAATAGAATATCCCGCTGCTCTTATAGGATAAATAGCTTCTAAAGCTTCAAGTTGATCTTTATCCATCAAGTAACCATACTTATCAATTGCATCAGAAACGGTAATCATATCTGTTTTACCAACCCAATTAGAATCTGAAATATATCTTGAATCTGGAGATTTATGATAAAACGTTAATAAAGGATTCCATAATTCAACTTCATAGTCATCTTCCATCATTCGCATATGCCAAAACTCTCTATCTGTAATTAACATATCTCTAAAAGCTCTTTCTTCTAACTCTTCTAAATAAAATCTTTGAGCATCTACTTTATGCTGATGACTAGCCCATTCTTCTATCATTGATCTATAACTCTTCTTAAAGAACATTTCTATTTCTGGAAGAGTTTTTAAAGTATCAGGATTAAGTTGTTGCTGTGCTTCTTCAGAATTAGGATCTAAACCTTGTTCTAACATTGCTGCAGTAACTTTAACTTGGGCTTGACTCATTAAAGTTTCTTCAACCATTTGCCTTTTTTGCTCAAGCATTTCATTATATGAAAACTCATCAACAGCTCTATATGTAAGTTTAGTAGATCTCTTAGCAAATTCTGCTACAAGTACGTTAATTACATTTGGAATAATAGGATAAAACTTTAACTCTAAAGCAGACCCTTCATTGTCATTTTGAGTCAGCATACTTACAATGTCTCTAGACTCATTATCTTCTTCTACTATATAGTCACTTCTATCAATATGACCTTTTGCAAGTTTATAATTTTTAGATAATCTTCTTGCACTTATTTGAAGTTGTTTTATACCATTCCATTCTAACCAATCAATATTCCAAGCAGCCCATTCATCATCTTTTTTTTTCTTAGGTATAAATTGCAAAGGTTGAGTTACAGTTCCCATTCGATTTTGTTCAACTTTAGCTCCCTTTTTTAACTGAAGTGCATTATATACTTGCATAGTTATTATTTAATATTTTTAAAAGCAGACTTTTTAAATCCTCTACCTCTTGATGTTTTGTTTCTACCCATATGTCTAAACGGACTACTATTTAATTTAAACAAATTTTCCGACTTTTGCAACTTTTTAGCTGCGTCATCTCTTATGATTTGCTTAGTATAACCTCTATTAGATTCTTGTATTCTCATAAAAGATACAAGTGCTACAAATGATACCAATCTATCTACGTTAACTCCATCTGCATATTCTTGCATTTCTTTTATAAGCATGGGATCTGGAATTCTTTCTATACCATAAGTTGTTTTAACAACAGTTCCATCCTCTTTTGTTTCTTGATCAAGCTCTTCTCTTACAAATTCTATCCCATAACTAAGAAGATGTGATTTAAATAGTGTTCCTGTATTTTTCCAACCATATTCTTGAAATACATTTTTGTTTGCACCTAAATCCTTCAAGAACATTATTTGGCTTTTAGGAACTAAATACTTTTGTTTCTTTCTGCTTATCATATAATTAATAAATAAAGAAATATTATTCTCTATTACAGTCCATGCATTATACCACTCTATAATAAGTTCCAGTCTTTGATGAGTTTGTTTTATGTCATCAAATCTCCCGCACCATGCTGCTACAATTTTACTTTGCTCTATATAAGTTTCTGTTTCTGTTCCAGTTACTTTAGTAACTTCTACAGAGTTTTTCATTACATAAATAGAACACAATGAATCCGATGTTGTAGTTTTACCTTCAGCTACAGGGTCAATAGAAGCATAGTAACTTCCAAAGTCTGGTTTTTCTTTATTAGGTCTTTCCCATACTACTAAACACCCCGTTTTATCTTCAGTCTTTTTGTTTACAGGAAACTCACGTATAGGTTGTCTATTACTTTTTTTAACAGTTGGCTTTCCATTAGCATCTGTAGATATATCTAAAAATTCATATGCATATTCCTTTTCTTCTATTCTTCTAGCTTGTGCAGAAAGAAGATGTGTAGGAAATACTGATACAGATCTATTATCAAATGCTTCTTTTATATTCCTGGGATGCTGAGATATTCTTAACTGATAATCTTCTGGATTTAATTCTCTTTTCCAATCATCAAATTGTTGTTGTAAGGCTACGGTAGCTTCTTCTACATTAGAGTTACCATATTGATCTATGTGCGGAGGCATAGACCATTGTTCAGGAATAAATAAACCTGACATACCTTCAGTACCTTTATGGTCTATTAAATTAGTTTCTACAGCATAAACATCTTTAGAAGTTGGATTAAGAATCATATCCTTAAGAGGATTACATTGTGACAAATCACCCACAGATCCTGCTGCTATAAACAACCCTGTAGTAGTAAGTCCTGATCTCATTGCTGGTCTCATATACTCATAGGTCTTATCCATCTTAGGTGCAATACCTGCTTCTTCATGGAAGAAGTATTTAACTGGACCCCCTACACCATTTGTAGGATCTTTCTCAAAAGACATACCTTGTATAGTTCCTTTTAGACCTACTTCAGTTTTTCTATTACCTTTTCTGACCTCAATCTTTTGCTGCCACATCATTACCTTACTAGGGTTCATTGGTCTATACCATGCAGTATGTTCATTTAAGAATGCTGCATACTCATCTAAGAACTTCCATGATCCCTTCTCATTAATGTAATCTTTGAGGCTAGCTCCTATCTTAAGAGTTACTCCTGGCTCAAACCATTGCTGATTAATAAGCTTTGCCATATGATAATAAGAAGATGCAATCTGACGTTTCTTTAATATAGCAACATGTTTATAGTTTAACTCTGCTAGCACTTCATATAATGCCATATGATACTGAGCATCTCTAATATCAGCAAATCCAAACTTTTGAATCTCTTTGTTAAAGATCGGTAAAAAGTTTAACCACATGTAGTAGTCTCTTGCTATATACCAAACTTTATCTCCTGATTTGTATATTACACCTTTTCTACATTTTTTCTTTTCTCCTTCCCAGTAGTTAATAAAGTCTCTTGATTTAAAAGGAGCAGCACAATAAAATCCTTGTGTATTAAATTTAACAGCTTCGGTATTAAATTCTTCTGATACCTTATCAAATGCATACTGACCAGGTTCTTTAAATAAATCTCTTATATAACTTGCAAAGTCTTCCCTACTATCAAAGTCTGTAGCAGTCCATGTACCATTATCCCATGTAGGAATATCTTGATATATTTCTGTATCATTGATCATATCCTAAACCTATTCCACCTCTTACATTACTTTGCTGTTCTTCTTGAAGATCTTTGTATGCTCCTTTAAATGATTCTCTAATTTGCTGATATTTAGCAGCTGCATTTACCAAAGAGTTAATATTACCATCTCTACCATGTTCAATTGGTGTAGTCTGCATATATCTACCTAATCTATCTAACATAGCTGCAATACCTTTATATGCTCTTGATGTTGGTGTCTGGTACATCTTCTCACAAAACTTAAGTGCTGCCCATACATCATCATCTTCTGTAGAAAACTCTCCATCTACTTCTTTCATTATAACCTCTTCTTTTTCATGTTCAGGAGTATGAAAGAAAGGATTCATGTCTGGGTTAGGACATGTCATATAAAATAGATACTGATAGATCTTTAAATAATCATCTGGATAGTTATCCATTATATCTTTTAATGACTTAAGTGTATAGCAATGTTCTGTTGGAACTACCTTGCCATTTTGTATATCAAATAGTTTTGCAATCATTTTTTCTTTAGTTTTTTTCTGTTATCATGTAGATAATGTATTAAAGATATAACCTCATCTTTTAAATATGGAACAGGTATTGTAGTTAAATCTTTTAACACAGGGTCTCCTTGTTTTGTATATTTAGTTATAGGATATCCATGTTCATCTTTACCTTCTTCTTCAAACTGAACATGATGTATGAACATTCCACCTGGTCTTAGTTTAGGATTATGCTTTAATATAATATACATATAAATGCTGAGTTGTAGAGCATAATGATTAAAATTACAATCATCTAAATGATTAAGAGGAAACTGCATTTTTTGTGACATACCCTCCCAATCTACATAAGATTGCATCTTAATTTCTTTATTAGTCTTATAATCTATAATGCTGACTTTTCCGTTTACAACTTCTACTAAATCAGACTGTCCGCATATACCAGCAGATTTAAGATATACCATGTGTTCTGGATATACTCCTGGATCTAATCTTTGCTTTGGAGAAATTTTAACACCCTTACCTTTTGTTATTGGTATAAATATAGGCACAGTAGTTCCATCTCGTTCTATTGAAGCTAAAGAACATAAATCATCTTCTCTCTGATTATGATAAAATGTTCCTAGAGACATTGCTCTTTCAGATTCTTTTTTCCAAATAGCTTGTATATCTTTTGGTTTCATACCGTACCATTTAGAATTTTTTCTTTTAGAAACCTTTTGAGCAACTTTCTTAGCATCAAAAGGTTCTTTAAAAAAAGATGTAAGAGTTGTTACGCTTATCCAATCAATTAAATCATCTTGATTAGATGATTTGTAGCTGTGATCTTCTTCTGTAAATATTACACTCATAATTCACCAAGTTTATCTTCTTCAACTTCAGTCATTAAAGCTTTCCATTCTCCCAATGGACATTCTGTAGATAAAGCTCTTGTTTTAAAAGAAAGTGAACATCCACAATTACCACAACAAGGTTGTGTACCTGGCATTTCACATTTAGAACCTGTTAAATCTATTTCAGGACATTCTTTACAAATTGCCATTCTTTTAGTAGCAACCTCTTCTACATAGTTATCTCTTATGACTGAATTTTTAATACCTTCATAAATCTCTTTTCTATTTTTCCAAATCTTTTTTAGATCCATTTTTATTTTTTTTAAATTCTTCTTTTCTTTTTCTTTCAGAATCAATTTGTTCTTTTATAGAATGTAAAAATTCTACTTTTTCTTCTAACATTTTTTTATTATAATATGCAGAATATGTAGAAGTATCATGATTCTTTAAATACTTTTCAAATCTAGGAATTGCTTTTTTAACAGCATTTTCTCTAGCTGTAAATATACCTAAGCCAGTAATATTTATTCTTGGATGATATAACTCACTTAATAAAGTTCTAACATTTTTATAGTAGAAATCAACTAAATTTTCTACAAGATCTTTTGATAAATCATTTTCTTCAGATATCTCTTCGTATAATAATCTTGCTTTTTTAGGTTTCATTTAACAAGAAAATTATAATCTAAAAATATAGATCCTAATGTTTCAACATTTAGTTTAGGATTAATGTAAATAAGCTTTTTATTTTTACTATCCCTTACTACAAGTTTAAACTTTATGCATTTATTAATACAGTTTCTAACAGTTTGTTGAGATTTAAATATTTTTTGCTCATCTGATGCATCATAACAAAAATGAGAAATTTCTATAGGACCTAGAGAACTAAGTAAAGTTAAACATTCAAGATCAGAGTTACTCACCATTATTCTATTTAAATAACAGTGAGTAATCAATTGAAACTTAACAATATCCTTTCTGGACATTATTACTTTTTTCTGAACTCGTTTAACAATAGCCATTATGCTTCTGTTTTAAGTTTTCTTTTTTTAGCTGGTTCATGCACGGGTTCTTCTTCAGGTGGAGCCATCATTTGAGCATACGCCATTTGAATTTGAGTTCTTTTAAGTCTCATTTCATCAATCTCCGATAACATTTTTTCATATTCAAACTGAGCTTCTAAGTAAGGCATT